CCGCCCCTTGAGGCATCAATGTTCGCGTTGGCCATCGCGCCTAACAGGGCCGCAGTCTCCTCAATCGGCACATTCAGATCACTTGCTATCGGTGCTACATAACTCATGGCCTCGCCCAAATTGGCGATGCTTGTTTTAGTCATGGCCGAGGTTTTGGCAAGGACATCCGCTACATTCCCGATTTCATTAACATCTTTGCCGTATCCCCTCAGCACACCAGCCGCAATGCTGGCGGCATTGGCTAAATCCATGCCCTCGGCAGCGGCCATATCCAGCATATGCGGCATGGCCTCAAAAATCTCCAAAGGTTTAAATCCTGCGCGGGCTAAATTCTCCTGACTTTGTGCGGCCTGCATCGCGGTGAACTGCGTCGTGCGGCCCAGCTCAAGGGCCTGATTGCGCAACATTTCAAGCGCGGCTTTCTGCTCGTCCGTGACCGCTTTCCCGGCGAAACTCACCGCCTCAACACCGCTCATGGCCTGCTCAAAGTTCATGGCAACGGTAACGGGGGCTTTCAGCGTCATGGCGAGGGCGGCAGAGGTCATGACATCGCCCTTGATGTTATCCCATGAAAGCCGCTGTTTTGCCGCGTTCAATTTTGACTGAGCGTCCTGAAGGGTGCGCTGCGCGGCTGCGGCCCGCTGAGACTGCTCGGCAAGACGGGCCTGTTCTGAGGCAAAGTTCTTTGTGTCGATCCCCGCGTCCCTTAACTGCGAGCGGAGGCCGCCCAGCTCTTTTCTCTGTCCGGCAAGCTTTGTTTGGAGAGCATTTGCCTCAATGCTTGCCGCCTTAAACTGTTTTTTAAGGTCATCCGTGTTCTTTGAGGCAGGACGCAGCCCCCTTTCCAGCTTTTTTACTCCGGCGCTGGCGGCCTTAAACCGCTTTTCCAGCGTCATGGCGTTTTGAGAGAGGCCAATGCTTTCCTTTTGGAGCCTTTGAAACTCCTGCATCGCCGCGTGGTCTTTGTCGATACGCGGTCTCAGTTCTTTCAATCGTTTTTGTCCCGCCGCGTAAGCATCCTCGCTGCGCTTATATTCCGCGCCCAATCTGGCGGCCTCCGCCTGAGCCGCGTTAAACTGCCTCTGCAGCGCGGCAGTCTGGGCCTCAGACGCCCGCATTTGAACACCCAGATTTTTGACGTTCATCCGGGCGGCGTTGAGCTTTTCCGATGCCTGGCCTACCCTGCCCTCCATCTTTTGAAAAGAGTTGAGAAGGCCCTGATTTTTTTCAAAGGCGGATACCTGCTTGCCTAAATCTCCGATGAGCTTGTCCGCCGTGCTGAACGCAACCTTAAAGTTGCCGGACAACGCCGCGCCAATATCAAAGGAAATGGATATCTGTTTTGACACTTCAAGCTCACCTCGATATACTTTAAAAAACACACCTAAGGAGGTCAATAAAAATGCGTGAAATGTTGAAAGATGCTATCAATAACTTAAAATTCTTATACGAAGTAGCGCCGTTTTCAACATTCATCAAAGAGTTGATATCAACTATCATCTCTTTGATCCCCCTGCTTGTTTTTTATGCGGTGATCTGGGGGCTCCTTCTTTTCTTTGCCTACAGGCTGGCAGCCCCCTATCTGGCCTCTTTCGATCTGAGCGGCGCAAAAAACTTCTTTGGCACTTCATGGAGCTGGGCCGTATTTTTCCTCTGCGTCCCCATCGTCCTTCATGTCCGGCGCGCGTGGCCCTCCATTTCCCCCGTTTTAAAGACGATGGGGGAAATAGTCAGAGCCCTATGTTATGGGATAGGGGGCATTGCGCTTGCAGCCGCTTTTATCTTCTTTCTGTTCACCAATCCGCTGGGGCTTGTGCTGTTTATCTTTCTTTTCATGCACTAACCCCGGCGCTTCTTCATCTCCCGCTCCAGCAGTTTCGCCTCGTCCTCAACGACGCGGCACCACTCCGGCAGATCAACGACAGGGACGCGCAGCCATTCAGTGACCGGCGTCCCCGTATCGGCCCGCGCAAGGCGGACGGCTATCCTTTTGAGGATGGTGCCGGGGGCGTTGCTCCATTTCCGGCGCGAACGGACTCCGGAGACGGGGCCGCGCTCTCTGAGGGCTGCTCCTCTGTCTTGGAGTCCGATCCTGTCAAAAAATTCTGCACCGCATTTGTCACCGCCGTGAAGTCCCGTGCGCTGAGCGTCTGCAAAACCTCAACCGGGATACGCGCCGCGCGGGAGGCCACCGCCGCAAGGTAGGATTTGGAGAACTCCGGCAGGATCAGCGCTTTTTTGTCGTTCGCGTCCGCAAGCTGCTTTTCCACCTCAATGAGGTCATGGCCGGTCAGATTTTCCAGCGGGATATCCAGCTCGGTGAACTCCTGCCCCTTGTGCGAAAGCGACTTTTTAAGCTGTACCTTCATGACTTAACGCCTCCTACTGCTTGCCCAGCGCGGAGCGAACGCCCGCCAGATAGTCCACGCCGTCCACCCTGTAGATGTAGTTGTACTTATCCAGCACAATGCGCTCTTTGCCGTCAATCTCAACTTTCAGGTAGGGGACCTCAAGCTCCGTCTCCGTATTGGTGCTGTCGCCCACCACCAAATCCCCGATGTTGGAGTGTTTCGGCGTCCCCTTCAGATAGACGTGAACCGGTCGGGCAATATACTCCCCAAGCCCCGCGTCGTAGTCCTGATGCGCGGCGTACAGGTCAAGATCGAATGTTCGGTGAGCAGCCAACTGAGCGAAGTGGTCTGTGGTGCTGCGCCACTGAAGTGTGACCGTAATGGAGTTAAAATGCCCCAAAACGATGCTGTCCACCACCCCGGCAACACCCGCACCCTTGACCTCACTGGTCATAGCCTCAAGGTTCGGGAAGTTCCCCTCAGCCACGCCCAGACATTCCGCTCCCTCAAGATATACGGAAAAGTTAATCCCCTTCTCAGGTATAATGTTCGGCATAGTCTCGCCCCCTTATTTCACAGCCGCAAACAGCGTATCGAAATACGCCGGGTCGAACTCCAAAATGCCCTCGATCTGCCGCGCCGGGGTGGGCGGCGTAACGTAGATGTGGAAGCGCAAAATGCCGTCCATGAGGTCGGTCGTCGGGTTTTCGGACTCCAGAAACTCCACGCGCCCGCCAAGGATAAACTCTCGCGCCGCGAGACCGTTTAGCCGCACGTTGTAGCTGTTCACGATGGTCTTAATCAGCCGCGGCGTCATGGGCTTATCCACTTTCTGCCAGAAGGTGGTGATGAACTCATTGCCGATCCAGTCGAACATCCGGCGAACGGGGATAAATGCGTCCTTGGGGTCGGTGTTCGTGGGATAGCAGCCCGTGCGATTGCCCCACGCCTTCCAGCCGCCCATGAAGTTCAGCGCCGTGACAATGCCCTGCCCATTGAGGTAGTTGGCCTGGTCGAGCCCCAACGTGATCTCCTTCCCCGCGTCGTTGACGCAGGCGTTCATCTGAAGCGCCTTGTTTGACGGGGACTCATAGGGAGTATCGCTGTTCCCGGCGTCGGTCTTGTTCATGAGGCCGATGAGCTGAGTGGACAGGTGGAACACCTTATCGTCCAGCTGCACCTTCGGCCAGCAGACGATCTCCCGCTCCGCCGTGTAGTTGTTTTTGTTCTTCCACTCCGAAGCCTCGGTGTATCTGTCCGCGCCGTCGCTGTCGCAGGGAATGTCAATCACTGCCTGCCCGGTGAAGAGGCCATTGATGTTGTCCATCTTGGCTCGCATGACGGCGGCCACGCCCGGTTTCTCAGACCATCCCGGCGCGGCCAGAAGGCCGGGGATGAGCCCAAACTTCGGGAACACCGCGTCCACCAGCTCAAGGCCCTCATAATCGCCCGTCGCCGCGTTGACGCCGCCAATAATGTCCGCCGCTGTGATGGCAGCGGGCTTGAGGCGGGTAAAGCCTATCTTCACGTTGGAAGCGCCATCCAGCGCTCCGCCCTCCAACACCGTGAAGATGGCGTTGCCGTCGCTGTCATAGCCCGCGGAGTAATCCGTCCCCGCCGTGTAGGAAACGCCCGCATCAAAGATCAGGCCATTAGCAAGAATGACGTCCTGCCCCAGATTGATCGCACCCTCTTTAATGGTGTAAAGCGCGGGAGAAACCGTCTCCTTATGCTTCGCCGGGTCAAGCACGTTGATCAGCACGCAGGGCGACATGGCAAACAGGGCAAACTGAGAGTAGATGAACTCACAGAGGGAGTACTTTTTCCAGTCATCGGAATACCCAAACAGCGCCACTGCCTCCGCGTAGTTGTAAATCAACCGGGGCTTATTAACGTTGGAAAGCGCCTCTTCGTCCGTGCCCAGATGGAGCGGGGCCGTGCCAACAATGACAGGCAAGCCTGTCTCGCTGGGCGCGGGCGGCACCAGCCCGGTTGGAACTTCAGACTTGTAAACTCCATGCCGGTATGCCATTGGTTATTTCACTCCTTCCGCCGCTTTTTTGACGGCATCAAAAAGCCGGAACTCATTGGTTCCGGCCTTTTCCGTTTTTGTTCGCGCTTCGTCCAATTTCTCAACGGGGACAATCAAAGAACGAACCTCCGGGATTTTCTCAATCGCCCTCTCGACGTAGGGCGGCAATCCCCCGCGAAACACCTGAAAGCGACGCAGCGCGAGCGGCAAAACATTCGGCCCGACATAGACCGTCTGCTCCGCCTCCTGTTTTGCCTCGGACACAGGCGCGGCTGCTGTTTTCACAACAGGCGTCTCAATTGCCGCGTTTTCCGTCCCCACTGTTTTTTCTGTTTTATTAGACATAACTCCGCCTCCTATCGTGTAAAGTTTTTCTGCATCATTGGGCGGCCTGTGTCCCAGACCATCTCCATGACGCCGAAATAAACCGGCCAGGGCTGCTCCTCAAAGAGCGTCCATTTCACGGGCAGCTCCAGCTTGTATTTTTTGTCCAAAATTCGATATGACAAGGTCAAAAAACTCTGCCGCGCCGTCTCGATGATGTTCAGAACATCCCGGTAGCCCTGACAGTCCGGGGACTCGTCATAAACCCCGACAAGCAGGTTGACGTTGATCCGCGCCTGATCCGGCTCGCCCTCTTCCCTATCCTGCCCGTCCATAAGTTTGACGATGATGCAGGGGAAGTTCGCCTCGATATCCGCCGGGCCGTAACCCTGAATTTCAATAGGCTCTTCTCTCTTCGGTTTCACCGTGGCCTCTTTGGGCATGGGCAGGTATTGGGGAAACACTTTCACCTGCTGCCGGCCGCCGCCCTTCGCGTTCAGGGAGTAATCTTTGAAAACGTCCTGAAGATGGGCAATGATCGCGTCCTGAAGAAACAGGCTGATCATGAAAAGCCCCCTTTCTTATGGCATGAAAAAAGCCCCTCGCGTAGAGGGGCTTGTCATAACCTGTATTTGCTATGCGTCTTTTCTTTCCTGAAGCGTCTCTATATCTTCTTTTCGCATCAGAAAAACAGTTAATTTGACAATGAAAAAATAATATCCTAATTGATTTAAGGAACCAATACGCCGAATCTTTTGAGCTTCGATCCCCTTAAAAA